CCAGACTCGTAGTGGGCTTCTATCCCACTGCATATTTCCCCCGCCACACTTGCTCACGCCGTGCTGACCCCCCAATTGCGCGCTTCAAACCGTGTAATGGAGGGGCCACCACAGTGCGCAATGTCGTCGCGGGAACTGTATCTATCGCACCCCCCCACGGGACCAGCAGCGCGACGATTCCAGAAATGGTTTTTGATGCGTTGCGGACCCGCAGGAAGTACTCTAAGAACCCAGCCATTAGCGACGTTGAGCGCATTTTGGTGTCACAACGCATTGAGCAGGCCTCCTTACTTGCTCCCTTGCTTTTTGACGTGTTAGAATCAATCGGTGGCGACACTGTCGTTAACACATCTGCCATTCCTGTCCATGGATATCAGACCCTTGAAGGTCTAGTCCATGAGGATGGCAAGCCTGTGGGAATGGCAACGACGCCTCCGATCGTAACTGCACCAGCCGTTGTCCCTGTCAAGTCATATAACAATGACGTCGCCACCATCTCTGGTCGAGTCACCGCGTGTATCAACACAGCGAAGACTCCCGTTGGGTGGCAAGGCTATGACAACGAACTTTTGCAGTTCTTGATCCCTGTCCCCGGATTGGGTGTACCCATTACAGTTGAGGAAGTCAACGCTAGGCAGACGAAACCCGCTCAGAAGGGCCGCGCTGCTATAGTCGCTGCCTCCTTGACCAATGGCTACAAGAACACTGTCAAGGCCTTTATCAAGCCGGAAGCATACAATGCGCCGAACTACCCGAGAAACATCAGTACGGTAGACACCGCCCACCAGATCCTCTACAGCACATTCACGTATCCCTTCAAGGACACGGTGTTGAAGAAGCATCCGTGGTTCGCTTCGTCCATGACACCTTCAGAAATAGCTGCGCGTGTACAGCATATAATGTCTTATCCTGACGGTGTAATCCCCTCTGATTACACTAAACTGGATGGCCACATATCTGATGACGACAAACGGTTCAAAGAGAAAGCATACATGCGATGGGTACATCCTATCTACAAGGTACAGCTTATGGAAATATTACAGAAGGATAGGCCTGCGAAAGGGTCAACGGCAAACGGCGTAGTTTATAAGCCGGGAACTTCTCAGCTGAGTGGTTCCCCTGGAACAACCAACGACAACAATCTCGTGACTTTGCGTCATGATTACATTGGACTACGCCTACTAGGACAGACGCCCAAAATGGCGTGGAAGAATCTAAACAACTGGGTGTTAGGTGCATCTGATGACAGGATCAGGGCTAACATCCCTGGATACGCGAAAGTTCTGGAGGAAGTCACTGCAAAGTTGGGCCACAAGCTCAAGTCTGAAATCTTGCACCCCTTAGATGGTGACCTTGTCACCTTCTTAGGGCGCGTGTATGTCAGCCCAACTAATGACACAACTATGCAAGACCCCCTACGAACTCTGCCAAAACTTCATCTGAGCATGGCCCCTCGAGGTACTTCGATCGAACAGGCAGCCTTTAACCGGGCCACTGGGTACATGGTTACAGACGCAAAGACCCCGATCATTGGGGCCTATTGCCGTGCTGTACTGCGCATTCTAAAAGTCACCCACCCCAACCTTGAATACAAGAGTGGAGTTGAAGACTTCCGAGTTTCGCGTGGACCATATCCCCAAGATGATGTTGACGGCCTGATGTCAGCGATGTGCAAGTTGTTAGATTTAAGCGTGGATGAAGTCAACGCTATCGAATCGGGACTGGATTCTGCCAAGACACTTGACGAGATCGGGAATGTGAAGTGGTGTAATGACCACTTATTCAAACCCAAGGTCGCCAGTGTGGTGGCGGGTGAAATATTACAGCCTGATCTTCCACCATTTGATTTAATATGCCCCTCTCCAGTGACAACTACCGAGATATGTGCGCCGCCCGTGACGCTTGGCACATCAAGTTTAGCGGACACCTCCGCCAAGCTGTGCAAGGCGCCACCGCCCGGCACAAGCACTTCTACCAACACCGCGCGTATTCCGCCCCGGTCAACAAAGAAGAAGTCGAGAAAGCCATCAAAACCCTCGAAGAAATCTTCTGGCGAAACCGTAGTGGTCACTGCTGAAGTGCATCCAGCACCAACGCGAACAAAACTCTCTCCTAGCCGAAACAATGACCCGCAGAAAGACGAATGCCCGTCGCAACAACAACCCCCAAACCCCCCAGCCCGTCAAAAGGCCAAAAGGAAACGTCGCTCGTCGCAAGCGCCAGCCGAAAGGCGTGGCGTTGTCTAAGGCGGGCCGCGACTTCCTTAAGTGTGCATTTGCTGCTCCGGAT